CCATCCACCAGCTGGGCGGCGAATGTGCCATCAACGATGTTGAAGCCTGTGTAGAGCTTGACGTGCGCCTTCAGCAGGTACGGGAACGGGACCGAGAAGGTCGTCGTCGACCCGTTCCCCGTGTATTGCGCGTAGGAGAAGGGCACGAGAGGTCTGCACTGGTGCAGCACTCATGTTATTGGCCCTGCTACTGGCGACCAACCCCAAGGCCTGTGAGCTCTTCCATCCGCGTGCGCAGCTGATTCGACCGATACTTCACCATCGCGCCGTAGCGCTGAGCAAAGCCCTGGGCCACCGGGTCTTGGTTGGTCAGCAGCTGAATCAGCGCAGCACGGTCGTAGTAGTCGATGATGTCCTGGATGGGACGGTAGAGCTCGCTGTCCTTTCTCGCCGAGAGCTTGGCTGGGTTCACCCGCTGATCAGGCCCCATCGGGTCACTGGCCAGCAGGCTCTGATAACCCGGGCTGTTCTTTAGCGCCCGCAGAGCACTGCGCATGTCCCGGCCCTGGATGAAGCCGTCGATCGGGATGTAGGTCTCGCGGCCCAGCATCGCGGCAGCAGGGATCTCCGCATTGATGCTGCGCATCTGCACCCGATAGAACTTCTCCTCCTCGTTGGTCATGGTGAGCCCCACGTCGCCCTCGCCGCCGGGGCTGGGCAGGGCCACCTGGCCATTCGGCCTGGGCTTGGTCGTCACCCCTGCATCGAGCAGCCACTGGTAGAGACTGTCCTGGGGCTGAATCACCGGCATGAAGGGAATCACCGCCTCAGCCGGGATGCCAAAGGGCCGCTTGATTTCGCTGCCCAGCCAGTCGAGACGCTCGGGGGCCTTGAGCACCTGGTTCAGGCCAGGCACCGGCCGGGCCCACTTCTCGCCCACCTTCTGCAAGAACTCAACCACTGGCGCTACATGCTCGGCGTAGATCGGGTCCATCTCGAGGGCCTTCTTCTCGTCGGCTGTCAGGAACCGACGCTTGTCGGTCGCCTCCAGGGGGCCGCGGCCAGCACGGGCCGCCATCGACAGCAGGCCAGAGAGCGGCAGGATCCCGCCCATCTGGGTCGCCATGATGTCGGCCATGTCTGCCCGATCCGGCTGAGTCATGGCGTTCAGCACCGTTGTGGTGTTGAGCAGGCTGGCCTTGTTGTTCATCATCCGGGCCAGAGCTGTCGCCAGGCCAGTGGTGGCCTGTTGGAAGTCGCCGTCGCTGATGCCTTCCTCATAGACCAGCTGCTGCAGGTCGGCGTAGAGCCCCATGATGTCGATCGGGTCGATGCCGCCGAAACGGAACCGGGCCGCAGGGATCACCTTGCCAAACAGCTGGAAGCTGTAAGGGGTGTTGATCCGGCGCCAGCGGGCGTACTCCTCGGGATCGGAGGGGCCGCCACCGACAAAGCCACCCCCGGCGATCATGGCGCCGCTGGCCGTGAGGAACCCCAGCGACACGACGGCCTGAGCCCGTGCCTGGGCCAGCACTTCTGGCGCCGCGTTCTCCATCTGGGCCCCCAGAGCCTTTACGACAGAGGGCACAACCGTGCGGTCAATGCTCCACAGCAGCGAGTTGAGGGGGGTCTTGAAGAACGGCAGTTGCCAAGCGACCAGAGCGTTCTGACGGGTCAGCCCCAGGCCTTGAATGATCGGGTCCTTGATCGTGTTGGTGAAAGTGACGTTGGCCGCGCGGTCAAGGCCAAGCGCCCCCAGTTCGGTGTCAGCTCTTGGTACCCCCTTGAGGTCGTTGAACGCCTGCAGCCGCAGCACGTCGTCAGGCAGTTCGTCGCCCAGTGGGATGCCCCGCTCACGGCGGAACTTCACCAGGTCCTCCTGGCTCATGTAGCCGCTGAAGAGCGAGCCCTCGGCCATCTCCTCGGCCCGGCGAGCCACAGCATCGGTGTTGGCCCTGGCACCGCCCAGCTCATCAAAGGAGCGCAGGTAGGCCTCGTGGTTCACCTTCCAGGCATAGGCGAGGGAACGGATTGCCTCGTCACCGGCGCCCAGCAGGCGGAAGGCAGGGAGGTAGCCGCCGTTCCAGCCCAGGAACTTCTCGCCCAGGTTGCCCAGCGTGAGACTGGTGGCCGCGTTGAGCACATTCATCAGCGTCACGGCCGGCCCGGCACCAACGGTGTTGCGCCAATAGGTCGGGTCCTGCAGCAGATCAAAGCCAGTGGTCAAGGCATCAACGACTTGCTGCCTCTCGTTGCGGATCAGATCGGGCGCCACCTCCATGGCGTTGTCGAGGCCCATTACGGCCTTGCCGCTACCCAGGTAGGTGCTGGCGTTCTTCCACGCCATCTGCCACGCGTCGAGAGCAGCACGGTTGGCAAACCCCGCAGCCCGCAGCCCGTCCATCGCGCCGATGCGCAGGCCCCCCTCCACCACGTCCTCGAGGCCGTGATGGAAAGCCACAAGCGCGCCACTCACCGGGTTGCGAGCCAGCCAGGTGCCGGGCGACAGCAGCATGTTGTTGCGCCGGAAGTTGTTGAGCAGGGCGATCTGCGACATCAGCCGCCCCTGGTTCAGGCTCGTGCGCGTCAGGTTGTTCGTGCGAACAACAGCTGCCAGCTGCCGCAGCTTCAGAAAGTCTCCTTTCTCGACGTGCTCGAGGGTCTGGCCCAGCAGGGTCTCGCCCTTGACGTCGGCCATGGTCAGCCGGGCCCAATCGGCATCAGGAGAGATCAGCTCAAAGTTGGCCCCATCAAGATTGAACTGCAGGCCCCGCAGGGATTGACCAATCCGTCGCCGCACTGCCGCGTCGAGATTCTCAAAGAAGTGCGCCCACTGAGCGGAATTACCCAGCTGCAGCCGCAACTCATCAGTGAGTGCCCCCGCTTCCATGGCGCCGGCCACCTCCTCGAGCTTGTCGGCGTACTGGCTGACGGAATCCCAGCGCGCCTTGGCGACCTGGACTACCGCGCCGGGGAGGGTGTCGATTCCCTTGAAGCGGCGGCCCAGCATGGTGGCCAGCTCGCGCACATCGCCACCGGTCTCCCGGGCCATTCGCATCAGCCCCTGCATCGCCACCGACTCGCTGAAGGGTCGCTTCAGCTCGATGCCCTTCCTGGTGTTGGCACGCTTGAGGCCCTTCACCTCAAGCAGGGCGTTGATGTTTTCGTCGTCTGGTGACAGCTCGCTGTAGTCGACTCCGTACTGCCGGTAGTTGATCATCCGGCCGCTGCTGCCACGGGGGCCCTCGTTGTTGCGGAACCCCATCTCCACCAGGTCGCGGACCGACTTGGTGCCCTTGGCGATCAGATCGGCTTCGCCTTGCTTGATCCAGGCCTCATTGGAAACCCCCACGTCGTCGCCGGTGTAGGTGCGCAGCCGGGCCACGCTCTTGCCCGCGGGGGGCAGGCCATCGACTTCGAGGATGGCCTTGGCCGTGGTCTCCATCTCGTCGAGTTGTTGGAGCTTCGCCTCGATCTCTGCGATCTGTTGGGCGAGGTTGTTGCAGTCAGCCATCAGCAGGAGCCTCCTTGGGATTTTTTGCGCAGCTGCTCCAGCTGCTCGGCGAGCTGAGCTCGTACTTTGGGGATGTCAGCCAAGGCCTGCTTGGCGGCCTGGGCTTCGGCGGTGGTGGGCTTGGGTTTTCCCTTGCCCTTCGCCGCCGGGGTGGCGGGCACCGCTTCTTTGGGCACCACCACGGCCTCGCCGTTGATGCTCGTGTAGACGCTCTTGGTGTCGTAAACCGCCGGCTTTCGTTCGGGCTTGGGCTGCAGTTCTGGGGTGAATTGCGCTGCAGCATCGGCCTGGGCTGAGCCCTCGCCTCGATACGGCTGTGCCCCCCGCTCACGCGTGATCGGCAGCTCTGGATCGAAACCAGGTGTCGGTGGCCGCACCACATCCATGGGGCTTGGCAGGTCGTCGGCGCTCATGCGGAACATGCCGCGGCCCATCAGCCCCAGACGCTTCTTCTCCTCCCAGCTGAGGGTGTCCCAGCCGTTGGCGGCCATCAGCGCATCCTTCTGCGCCTGCATCGACTTGGCGTCGAGCAGGTTGTACTCGAAGCGCAGCCGCATCTCATCCAGCAGAGCATCGGCGTTCTTGCCGCCAGCCTTGTAGGGGGGCAGGGCGTCAACGTTGAACGCCATCGCTAGCTGGCCGGTCGGGTCGCTGAACAGGTCATCCACGAAAGTGGACTGCTGGAAGTAATTCGGGGCCTCGGGCCGGTTCGGGATCGGCGTCACCGGTGCCTGCACCTCACCGTTGTCGATCGCGCGGCGCAGGATCTCCGCTTTGAGCTGCTCGCGCGTGGCGGCATCCATCCCTCTGGGCTGGAACTCCGCCATCGGAACCGGCACCTCGTTGCCATCGGCATCCACCACCCGGCCCATGGGTGAGCCCGTGCTGAGGTCGGCCGGCACATCCAGCAGCGGTGCATCAACGGCGCCAACCATGTTGGTGGTCAGCGGTGCCGTCAGCTGCTCAGCAGTCGGCGGCAGGTAGCGCCCGCGGCGTTCGCTGAGCTCCACCAGGGCGTCGATGATGTCCGACTTTTTGGCGCCCCACACCCGGCGGCCGGTGCGAGCCTTCACCAGTGCCGCCACCTCGGGCGAGGAGTCGGGCATTGCCAGGCGGCGCAGCAAGTCGCGGGGCCAGCCTTCCAGCGCTGAGCGGTAATCGTCGGGGGTGCGGTAGCCAAACTCGCTGGGGCCCCGGGCCATTAACTCCAGTGGTGGCAGCTCGATGTCAGGGGTCAGGTTCAGCCCAAGCTGCTGCGGCAGGGCCATTTCCAGCTGCTGGCCCACCAGTGTTTCCGGTACTGCAAGCCGTTGCTGCACAGCTTGCAGCTGCTGCTCAGCCAAGGCCAGCTCGCGTTGCACCCGGGTGAGCTGGCCCTTCGCACCGCGAGGGGTGATTTCCCCGGCAGCCTGCCTTGCCTCAATGTCGGCGAGCCGCTGGTTGAGCCCCGCAATCTGGTCCTGGGTGGCCGCCAGTTCTTGGGCGTTGCGGACCTCGCCGGCCTGCCGCAGCACACGGGAATGGATCTCCCTCAGCTGGCTGTCATCCAGCTCGTCCAGCTGCGCCAGGAATGTGTCGAGCTCGGGCCGGGTGTCGAGGTCCAGCTCGCCCTGGCGGCTGCCACGCGGGGCCAGAAACTCTTCGGTGGTGCCCGACAGGTTGATGTCGGCCACTTGCTGGTCGATCTGGTCGATCTGATCAAGCAGCTGCTTGGCGGTGGCTTCGTCCACATTCGGCACCTGGGCCAGCAGCTCGCCGCGCTGGGCCGCCAGCTGCTCGATCTGGGCACGGGCTTCAGGGTTGCCGCTGGCCACCCTCAGATCCAGCTGGCCAGCTTCTCCCTGCTCAACCAGTCCCATCCCCTGCAAGCGCTGGCGCTGGCTCTCCACCTGGCGGATCTGGGTCGCCTCGTCGAGGTAGCGCTCGATCGCGCTGCCGTTGGGGGTGGTCGGAACCATCGCCCCGCCAGGCTGATAGGTGGGCAGAGCCGGCGCATCTGGAGGAGTGCCGGGCAAGGGCCGCCCTGGGGCTTCTACATCAATCCGCGCTGGTGTGATCGGCCCGCCCCCGGCAGCGGCCTGCATCTGTGCGCTGGGCAGCTGGGGGGTCTCAGCACCGGGCGGCAGCTGCGGCGCATCGGTGCCCCGGTACATGTATGGCGCCAGTTCGGCGTCTCCAAGCTCATCGAGGAAGGACACCCCGCCGTCGAACATCGCCTTGCGGGTGGGGGCAAAGATGCTCAATGCCCCAATCGCAGCCAGGGGGGCTGCCAGGCCCTCCACCAGCAGGCCCTTGCCGAACTTCTGCAGGTAGTTGTCGGTCTCCTCAGCGCGGCCTGGGAGGCGCCAGCCGGCCATGTCGCCGAGGTTGGCCAGGTTGCCGTCGTCCTGGTTGATGAACGGTGCCGCCAGGGTGGTGCCCACCAGTGCCTCGCCGACTCGGGTGGCAGCCGTCACGCCCGTGCGCAACGCCGGGTTTGCACGTTGCGCAACGGCAAACCCGCGCACTGCACGAGTGGCTTTGAGGGCATCGGCCGTGCGCTTCACCTGGGCCAGCTGCCCGACACGGTTCAGCAGGCCCACCCCAAGGGCAGCACCGACAATCTCTGCGCCGATCCCGCCGCCCAGCTCAAGACCAGGTTGGTCTGATGGAGTGACCTCCCCGTAGTTGGGGCCAATGCGGAACGGGTTGAGGCGACGCGTCACCTCGTCGGGAACACGCCATGCGTCAGAGGTGTCGATCGGCTTGCGCTGCACCGCATCGCCAATCGCGTTGCCGAGCTTGCTGATCGCGTTGATCGGCCCCACCACGATCCCAGCCTTCACATCAGGCGAGGCCAGCGTGTTCATGAACTGGGCCAAAGGCTTCAATGGCCCTGCAGCGCTCTCCAGCCGCTGGTTCATTTGGGCCCGGGTGGGCTTGGGCTTCTTCTCCGGGGCAGCAGCGCTGCCGCCTCCACTCCCCGCCGTTGGCGTGGTGGGCACCACCGGCTCAAACGCCGAGTCGTCTTCGATTGGGGCCAGGTTGAACGCGGGCATGGATTACCTCCTTTGCTGCTGGGACATGTATTCGCGTCGGGCTTGCTCGAGCATTGCCCTCACCCGGCTGGCCGGGATGCTTGCCCTGTTGCCACCCTTGTCACCGTCGTAAACGCCTCTTCCATTTGGAGCCTGCAGCGCCGCCCATTCGCTGGCGATGTCCCAGTGAGCCTTGTCGATGTTGTTGCTGCGACCGGTGATGTACGAAGCCAAGGCCGGCCGTTTGCTGCCAGTGATCAGCGCCATTGCCAGCCTGTTTTGGTTCTCTGGTGTGAACTGGTCGCTGGGAGACAACCCGGATTCGCGGCGGGCTCGGGCGAGCACACCAGGCGTGAACTGATAAGCCCCAACGGCAAACACCTGCCTCCGCTCCTGCATTTGCTCAAGCGAGCCAATCGTGCGCGAAGTGATGTTCCCGATTCCTCCAGGCGAGTCACCGGCAACGCCGCGATTCACGGAGTTCCAGCCACCCTCCCCGCTTCGGATCATTGCCAAAAGTCCATTCATGCCACGTCCTCCAGAAGAGATGGGTGCCTGGGAGCTGGGCCGCTGCAGGTATGAAGGTGGGAGCGTTGCCGCCGCCGCCGGGGGCGTGAGCATCCGCATCAGCCAGCCGCCAGGCCGGAATGGGTTGTATCCGACCGGCACCATCCCAAAGCCGCTGCCCTGCATCGAAGGCAGCTGGCTGCTGGACACCGTGTTGTTGGCCCGCTGTTGCTTGACCTTTTCCTCGAGCCAGCGCTTGGCATCACCGCTGGGATCGAGCTTTGGATAGAACTTCAGCTGCTCGAGCAGGTAGCGGAAGGTGCTGGTGTTGGCGCGTTTGGCCAGGTTGTAGAGCTCGCCGCTGACCGGCTTGTTGCCTTGCAGATTCACCAGCTCACTGCGCAGCCACTGGCCGTCCATCACCGGCCGTTGCTGGTAGTTCCGTACGCTCGAATCCGGCAGCGACTTGGCTCCAGCCCTGGGCACGCCGCGAGCATCTTGAGGGCTGGTGCCAACAGTGCGCGGGCCCACTTCGCCAGGGTTGCGGCCGGTGAGCTCTTTCATCACCTGTGCCCACTCAGGCGACTTGCGCACGGCTGCCTCGGCCTCGCTCATCACCACGCTGCGAGCAGCTGGGCTCATCGTTTGACCGGGGCGCTCAGTCTTCCAGTTGCGGATCCCCGTTGAGAGGGCCCGTTCGTAGAGCGCTGTCAGCCGGTTGGCCGCGGCCGTGAGCTTGGTGTTTTGGTAAGCCGCCGACACAGCCTGAGTCGCCGACGATCCCGCCGCCAGTTGCTGGGCCACCACTTGGGCCAGGGCATCTCCACTTCGGCCGTTCACCTTCTGCTGGCCCTTGATCTCGCGCACCGATTGGCTGTCGAGGTCTTGCAGCACCGCTGAGGTCACCTTGTCCTTCACGCCAGGGTCAAACTCAGAGGCCGACTCACGGGCCTTGCCGATGGCGGCCACCATCCGCTGGTAGTCATTTCGCTTCCCTTCAGGGGTGGGGTTCAGGTCGGCGATCTGCCGCGCCTGTCGCAATGCGTTTTGGTAGGCGTTGGGGTCATCGGTCCATGCACCAGGGCCGACCTGCTCGACAGAGACGATGAAGTCATCCACCACGAACGGATCGGGCGGGCGCACCACCTGAGTGAACTCGCTTTGGTCTTTCGCACGACGGGAGATGTACTCCTCTGGGGTGAGGTAGCCCATCCCCAAGGCCTGGTTGCGGAACTCCAGCAACGCCGCTGGATAGGCAGGGTCGCCTGGGTCCAGCTGGCCAGGGCCGTTGTACCAAAGCCCATCCAGCTTCTGCTCAACGCTTTTCTGCTGCAGGTCGTAGGTCTTCTGCTGGGCCTCTTGGCCACGCACTTGCAACTCCAGGGTTTCAAGCGGTGCCATCGCACCCCAGGTCGGCCTCTTCTCGTATTCGACCGAGGGGTCCCCTGCGCGCACGTTCTGCAGCAGGGCCGCGGCCATCGGGTCGCTGCCAAAAGTGCCGATGATCTGCTCACGCAGAAACTGCACCGTCCGCTTGCGGGCATCTGGGGCCATCAGCCGCAGTTGCTGGTCAAGGCCGTAGGTGATCGTCGCGGCGCCGTACTGAATCCACTCGGGCGTTCCGGGCGCATAGAGCACCCCTTGGATGTTCACCCCACTGGTGAGCATCTGCTCAAGCGTTGCCCCAGTCGCCGACACCGTTGAGGCCCTGGTGGATTCCTCAACCGCGTCGTCGTAGAACTTCCGCTGCTTCTCCCGATAGGAATCCCATGCCTGATTGAGCTTGGGCGTTACATAGAACTGCACCTCCGGCTCGTCACCGGTGAGCTGAAAGCGGCCCAGAACTTGAGATGTCAGGCCTACCTGGCGCTTGGTCAGCTCAGGACTGTCGGGCGTGAGTGTGCTGAGCAGCCCGGCGTTGGCGATCAGGTCGTCCTTGAGAGCGTTGTCAATTTCTGAACCAGCGAGCTGTGCCAGCGCACGCCGGCGGCCCACCAGCTTCCACGGATTGGCTTCATTCAGCAGCGATGCTGCAATCGGATCGACCTTTTCGAGCTGCCCGATCTGGCTGGCGGCATTGGCCGCCCCGGTCTCCGCCTGCACCTGCAGCGAAAGCATCCCCTTTGCGCGCTGGTTTTTCAGCTCGTCGTAGTAGCCCTCCTCGATCTGACCTTTGCGCAAGGCCAGGTAGCCCGCCCCGGCGGTTTCCATCAGCGCCTTGTTGAAAGGCGCCAGCGCAGATGCCAGCTGCTCGAACTGGTTGAACCCAGCCACGTTGCCGCGGCCCTGGATCTGGATCGTGCTGATCCCTGTGGGGTTATCGAGCTGCACTGGCCGGGCCGGGGCCGCCGGCTGTGACTGAGCCGCTTGCACAAAAGCGCCGATCGGCCGGGCAACCGGGGTGATCTGGCCGAGAGGGAGGTTGCGGTCTGCCATGGATCAGCGTGGGGTGCCGGGGCCGGTGGGCCCCGATGGGGTTCTCAGGTTGTTGAGCTGGCCTTGCATCGACATGCCGGCTTGGATGCCGCCAAGGATTCCGGTGCCGATGTTCAGCGCAGCAGCTCCAGCACTGGGGCCTGAGCCGGTCATCGACGGCGGCGGCGGCGTCAGCAACGTCGGCAGCGGCGCAAACGGCGGGATCGGGTCGATGTAGGGCTGCTCCTCGTAGAACTGCTGGCTGTTCCAGCGGTTCAGGTATTGCGCCACCTGGCCGGCCTGCTCGCGGTTGTATTGGCGTGTGCGCAGCTTCTGGTTGATCTCCATCAACGTCGCGTAATCGCCTTCCTGCCGGGCGTAGTCGTTGACGATTCGGTCAATCGACTTGCCCTCCTGGTTCATCGCCTGCACTGACGCCCGGGCCTGCAGCGCCCGCCAGCGGTACTGCTGCATCGCCACGGCCTCCTGCATCGAGGCTTCCTGATACGACTGGCTGATCGCGTTGCTGTCCTGGGCAAAAGCTGCTCCAGCGGCTGCGCGGGTCTGCTCAACCACCTCCGCTTGGCGGATGCTCTTGATGAGCTCGAAATTGCGCAGCGAGTTGGTGTAGGCCTTCTGCTGGTTGTAATTAATCGTGTCGGCCCAGTATTTGTACTGGGCATTGGCATCTGTGATCCGCGCGTTGAACCCGGCCTGCCATTGGGCAAATCGACCATTGGCGTTCTGAAAGGCCTTCTGGTTCCGATAGTCCTGCTTCTGTGCCTGGTAGCTAGAGATCCCGCCGAGGATGCCCATCCCGGCATTGGCGACTCCAAACGCAATCGAAAAGGGATCCATCAGACCGACCTCTCGAAGTAGCGGAACAGCTGGCCGCAAGGTCCATAGGGCTCAGCCGGCCAGAACTGGAAGCCCAGCTTCTTCAGCCACCGGATCGAGTCCCGGTTGGCGGCAAACACCCAGTTGTGCAGCGGCCCTGAACCCTCATTCAGCAGGCCGTCGACCCATTGCTTTGCACCTCTGATGAATTGCCGCCGGTGGCTTGGGGTCGCCAGCAGCTCTTCGGTGGCCAGCAACCAGATCACCCCTCCAGGAGCCACGCCGCAAATGCCCACAGGAGTACCGTCGTCTCCATCTATGCAACGACAGTCTGGGCTGTTTTTCCAGCTGTCGTAGACCGCCTCTTCTGGGCGCTTGGCGTCGCTGTAAAACACCTCTGCAGCATCCTGGGCCCGCAGGTGGGTGGCGATGTGAGCCACACGCCATTCGTCCGGGTTTGACCAGTTCATTGCAGGCTCCTCGCTTGGCTGCTCAGTAGACCCACCCATTCGCAGGTGCTGAACTTGCACGGGTGGATCGTGTCGTTATGGATCTCGACGATGCAGTTCTCGCCCTTGCTGGCGATCGGGATCTGGAAGACCCCCTCGTAATACCGCTTGTCCTCCAGGTCGTAGCCATTGGGCATCGCCGTGCCCAGAGCTGAGTTGCGGCTGCCCAGCACGGTCCCATCGAACTTGTAGAGCGCCATGTCGCGGCGCTCGGCCATCACCCGCACCTCGAAGTACGCGCTCTCGTGGTAGCGGAGCTTGGCGTGACGGATCTGGGTCCGTGTCGCGTTGGCTGCGACCTTGCCGCCGCCGACCTCCTTGTAGAGCTTGAAGCGCGTGAACCGGTAGACGAAATCGAACGCTTCGCCAAAGAACACCGGCACGGTCGACCAATCGCCGTTGGCCACGATCTGGTTGCCGCTGCTCGCCTGGCCCAGCAGTACGCCTCCATTGGTTGTCGGCCCAAAGCCCGACCACGCCTGGGTCGGCGCCTTGATCGTGTACGGCAGCGTCCAGGTGGTGGTCTTGGTGGTGGCGTTGTAGCTGCCGGCCGCAACGCGGATTGCTGTTGGCGTCGCGGTTGTCGTGGACACCTGTCGGTCCAGCAGTAGCGGGTAGGGGCCCGCCGCCGCGCCGGTCAGCCGGTCAGCCACCGGCATCTTCTCCAGCCATACCTCCGTGCCGTACTCCACCAGCAGAAACATCACCTCCTGCACGCACAAAATCTGCAGGATCTTGTCGGCGCCGCTCAGCTGCCAGTGGCTCCAGCTGCTCTGGGCCCGCTCGGCCCCGCCGCCGGTGTTCCGGTAGAAGTACTTGTAGACGTAGATCCGATCCCGGAAGCCAGCCTTGCTTGAGATGGCAAACCAGGAGTTGCCCGTGTCGTTGCCTGCCAGCTTGAACACGTCGTCGGGCACGTAGCTGCTGACGTAGCCCGTCAGGTCCGAGGCATCGGCCACCAGCGCAGTTCCCGCACCGCGGACACTGAACTCCCGGAACTGCGACCACTGGCCGTTGGTCTGGCAGAAGATGATCGTGCCCGCAACCGGGATCGGCCGGCAGTCCGGGTCAATCTCGTACTGGGTGAGCACCGTGATCACAGCCGTTGCAGGCGTCAGCACCGTCTCGGTGGTGTTGAAGCGGAACTGGATCTGGTCGCTGAAGATGATCAGCTCGTCCTGG